AACATCCTTAGACCAGCAAGCACGGCAATCTAAACATTGATTGCCTTGTTTTGCTGAAGGGCAAGTCTCGGATCCATCGGTCACAACACTTGATCCATGGGTCCAGGCTTTACCAAATGAGCCGTCAATCTTAGCAGCTGATAACCTGATAATCATATTATCAGGGACCACTTCAGGATCTGGAAGGTAAGGACGTTCTTGAGTCGGCAGCCAGTGTTTAGTGTCTGGTGTTTGACGTGCTACTTCTAAAATTTTTTCCATGTGGTCAGCGCTTTGTACATCGCCAGCATCATGCCATCTAAAAAATTTCATTTTTTTAATTTGAGTAACCATTGCCTCAACCCATAACGGGTTAGTCAATGAGTCCAGGCGCCTGTATTGAGCAGCTTTGATAGCTGGATAACGGACATAATTATTTTTTTTAGCATAACAATAAAAACAAGGTGAAGTTGGATTGTCCCAAAGCTTCGACCCCGTTTGGCATTCCCATGCTGGCAGGCTGTAGCTCTTACCTGGCATTTTACTTGTGCCAGTTAAGCTATCAGTAATTTTTTTTGCATCTTTTACTAACATTATTTCTCCTTTGGTTTTTTTCCTATGATAGCATTTTTATTGAATCTTACCATTTGACAAATTGTCGCACCAATTTTGATTTCTCCATTTTCCTAATCTTCTAGATCTTTTTGCCGTGCTAAAATCTAAAAATTTAGTCATGGCTGGAAGTGGTTCAAGATCAATTAAGCTTGGGGCTTCCTCAATTTCTCTAGCCATTTCATATGATGAGGGGCAGAACCCCTCATCACTCTCAACATAGATGCTATAACTTATTTCCATTCTCATCTTCTATTAAGTCTATTTTAACATTCTCCATTCCCTCTTCTACTGGATGATTGCCTTGTTCATAATGCTCCCCACTATTAAACAATTCTTCAGCTTCTTTTTTAGATTTAGCTTCTACTTCTACACTCATCCAGACATCTGCTGTGTAATGTATTTTGTATGTTTTCATTCTGCTTTCTCCTTTGTTATTATTGTTATTATTAAACATAGTAACACCTTAGCAGGATTATCCTAGTTATCAAGAAGTATTTTAAACAAATTGTCGCAGCCTGAGGCTTGAAGCTTGGAGCTCTACTTTAGAATAATTCTAAAAAATGCCGTCAAGAAAATAATTGACCTGCGACAATATGCCGCACCCCTATGTGCGACATTTTGGACAATATCTTTTTTTCTAAAAATTTCGTAGAATAAATTTCAATCAATTAACAATGGAGTAAAACAATGAAACCAATAAGAAGTAATGAGTTAGAGTTTTTCAAAGATATGATTAGAGAAAAATTCTATGATAAAAAAGAAGTCTTAAAAACTCAAATGACAACCGAAGCACAGAAACTTTCGGATAAGAAAGCACCTTTAATGGCTAAGCAATGTGGCGTTGATAACGAACTAAAAAAGCTAAAAATAGCTGACGAAAAATATAGAGAGTTCGTAGAAACAAAGCAACTTCAAGAAAAAAAATTACTTGAAGCAGTTGTGGAGTTAGGGAGAATTTTAACTTCCAAACTTGAACGAATGTCCAGTGCTAGAACTTGGGAAATAGGTTTTGATGATTTCAAACCTAGGACTGAAAATGATGGTGTCGGATACTTTGAAAAAAGATTGAATGACGCTTGTTATAATGAAGCCTATAAGCAAATAAAATCAAATCATACAGTATATAATGATTTAAATAATATGAAGTCTGAATGTGAAATTATTTTACATACAGGAAGTGATATCAATTCAGTAGTGACCACTTTAAAAAGTGCCATGTCCAAAGCTGATATTGAATTACCAGTACCGAGTAATTTATTGCAGTTAGCAGTAAAATAGACTGCGTCAATCTGTCTTAAAATAAAGATTGACTTGTATGGGGCTATCTGATAGGATAGTCCTATATTAACAAAAGGAGAAAGCAAAATGAAAATCGGAACTAAATTTCAAGTAGGCTACAACGCCAAAAAATACAACGGAGAATTTATCTCTAGAAGAGCAGAATGGACTGAGGACTGTAAAGTCGTAATGAGAGAAGATATTTCATATATGGTTTATTATGATTTGGATAGAGAGGGTTATAGAACTGCTTCTGGTTCATGGGTGATCTCTAAATTAAAAGAAATAAAAAATGTCAAGTAGTACATTTTTATTGATTGCAAGTGTGGGAGTTCCCACACTTGTATTTTTAGGGTTTATGTTAATTCAATACGCAGATAGAAAACAAGATATTGAAAATTTTAGACAGGAACATTTAACAAAATCATTTAATAAAAATAAAAATAAAGGTTGACATTAGTTTTATATATGATAGGATAGTCCTATATTAACCAACGGAGAAAAAAAATGTTAAAAACAAAAGATCAAAAAAACACCCAGTACCACGCTACAAGATTGAATTTAATTCAATCACTTGAAAGTCATGTCAAATCAATAAAAGAATCTAACGTGTATGATAACGTGACGAATAAAATTGATTCATGGTCATTAAGAAATGAAGACATGGATTTAGAAAAAGTTGAATCTTTAATATTTAGACTTTTCCGTAATGGAGATAAAAAATCTCCTGCAGAATACGGAGAGTATTAAAACCGAGTTCTCCGAAAAAGCCCCCAAATTATAGGGGGCTTTTTTTATATCTAATTTTAGGTGCGACAATAATGTTCTTGACTTTTATAGGAAAATCCTATACTCTAGGGGAGGAGCGGGCGGGGAATAAAACAAAGTTAAAATAAATAAATAAATTTAGCTATTGACTTTTATTCTTAATATGATAGGATAGTCCTATATTAACCAACGGAGAAAAAACATGAAAACAAAATACACTTCAAAAATGGATCTAACTAAAGAGATCAAGGAAGAGTATCAACCTGGTGGATCTCAACGACAGTACATTTTAGATAAAGCTGTTGAGTACATTAGAGACGTGCCAGGCTTACAACAAGCTAAACATTATTTTTGTACAGAAAAATTAATGATGACTGAAACAGAATATCTGGAGGCTTTAAATACAGCAACTAACGGCGGATTGTATAAAGATCTCTGGAACTAGGCTGCGACAATATGGACAATGGCGGGACTCCCGCCATTGTGCTAAGATACGTTAATTAACAAAAAGGAGAAATATGAAAACAATTAAATATAATAATAAAGAATACAAGCTACCATTTGAGGGCGCAGATTATGGAGATAATCCCCTTGAACTAGACAACGTGTCCAACCCTTACACTGGAGAAGTAATTGCAATGCCAGGTTTTGCAATTGCTGTCTATGATGTGATCATGGGCAGTCAGCATATGGCATCAATACACGACAGCAAAAATGGAGATGGTTCATCTCCAGTGTGGAATGATGTGCGTAAAGGTTTAGATTGGTTTAGAAAATATTTCGCCAAAGAATACATGGTGTTACTGGACTAGTTCTCCTAGTTAGTTAGGTCATGACCCCAAGTACTTTTAGGTCAAAGGGGTCATGATCCCTGAGCCAATAATTATACGGAGTTATACGATTGTATAGCCTATGACAGTTATTGGTTCTGGGATCATGTGTCAATGTAACAAGATGTCGCACTTGCGATATTCATAGTGTGTCAATGCGACAAGATGTCGCACCCACTATATCTTGTGTCAATGCGACAAGATGTCGCACTTGTGATATTTATACCATGCGACAAAATGTCGCACCGCATTTTTTTTTTTACTGCGACAAGATGTCGCAGCGTTGTGCACATATAGATCGAGCACAGCCTTCGGCTGCGCTCGGGTAGTGATAGAGGTACCAGGCCTATCTGGTTTTTTGACTTTTTGTATATAATAGATTATGCTTAGGGATAGATAGGGATGTTATATATTAGTGTATATATAAGCTTTTATAGATTTATAACTGAGAATTACTTTCCCTTTTTTAAAACACATAGCTAAAAAATATTATAAAATTTTTTTTAGGATGCATTTATGGATATAGATAAATTAAAAAAGTTTGAGAAGTTACCACCTGACGTTAAACGACAATTAGCTTTGTATATGTCTAAGTGGAAAGATAAGAAAAAAGAATCTCATATTAGAAAAGATTTCATGGCATTTGTTAAACACGTTTGGCCAGAATTTATTGAAGGCTCTCACCACCAACAAGTTGCTAAAAAATTTAATGATATCGCTAATGGTAAAACAAAACGTGTTATTATTAATATGGCACCTAGACATACTAAGTCTGAATTTGCCTCTTACTTACTTCCAGCATGGATGGTAGGTCGTAATCCTAAATTAAAAATTATTCAATCTACTAATACAACTGAATTATCTGTAAGGTTTGGACGTAAAGCTAAAGCTCTGATGGACACTCCAGAATATAAAGAAGTATTTGAAACTAGATTAAAAGAAGATTCACAAGCCGCTGGTAAATGGGAAACGCAACAAGGTGGAGAATATTATGCTGCCGGTGTTGGTTCAGCTATTACAGGACGGGGTGCAGATCTATTAATTATTGATGATCCTCATACTGAGCAAGATGCATTGAATGCACAAGCTTTGGATAGAACTTATGAATGGTACACTTCAGGTCCACGTCAACGTCTTCAACCTGGTGGAACAATTGTAATTGTAATGACTAGATGGAACATGAAAGATTTAGCTGGAAGATTAATATCAGCTCAAAAAGAACCTAAAGCTGATCAATGGGAAGTAATAGAATTTCCTGCAATCTTACCTAGTGGAGAACCTTTGTGGCCCGAGTATTGGAACATTGGTGATTTAGAATCAGTACGTGCTTCTATTCCACTTTCAAAATGGAATGCACAATATATGCAAAATCCTACAGGTGATGAAGGTGCATTAATAAAAAGAGAATGGTGGAAAAACTGGGAAGAAGATGAACTTCCAAAAATAGATCACATCATACAATCTTACGATACAGCATTTATGAAAAAACAAAGCGCCGATTATTCTGCTATAACCACCTGGGGCGTGTTTCATCCTTCAGAGGACAGTGGTCCATGCCTCATGCTCCTGGATTCACTGAAGGGACGATACGAATTTCCAGAACTACGACGTGTAGCTAAAGAGCAATATGATTATTGGCAACCCGAAACTGTTATTGTAGAATCAAAAGCATCTGGACTACCTCTTACTTATGAACTTAGAGCTATGGGTATTCCTGTAGTAAATTTCACACCGAGTAGAGGTAATGATAAACATACTAGAGTTAACTCAGTATCACCTCTATTTGAATCTGGTAGAATATGGGCACCTAAAGAAATGGAGTTTGCTCAAGAAGTTATTGAAGAATGCGCCGCTTTTCCTTATGGCGACCATGATGACTTAGTGGATTCTACTACGCAAGCAGTGATGAGATTTAGACAAGGAGGCTTAGTAGGCCATCCAGATGATTATGAAGATGAGCCTTTACAACACTCAGAAAAAGTATATTATTAATAAATGGCAAAATACGAAGACACATCTGAGATACAAGAAATTCCTATGGATCTTGGGCCAATGGATGATGGCGAAGAAAATGTACAAGATATAATGAGAGACCAAGGTATCGATGGACCTCAATCCATGAACCAAGGTTCAGGAATCATGAACACTGGTGAAGCAGATATGGTTAAATCAGAAATGGCTGACGCTAGTCAAGCCATTGATCCTACTGTTGAAATAGAAATGGTAATGAAAGAATTTATTAAAGAGATGGGTAGAAAACCTGAATCTTTACAAGAGCTAAAAGATTTTTATAATAAGAAAACAAAATTAAGTAACGAATCTGAAGAGATGCGTATGATGACCGATTTATTAGAGAAAGATAAAACTAAAATTACACTGGCACAAGGCGGACTAGCAGGTATTTTAGGGATCAAGTAATGATACCTCCTAAAAGACTAACTACAACTATCCCACCTAAATCTGGACCCGAGCCCCAGGGCTTGAATATTGATTATAATACTGTTAAGATAATTAAACATACGGAGAAAATAAAAAATGGCGGATATAGACAAAGCTCTACCCAACACAAGAAAAGAATTTAGTGTTCCAGGAGAAGAAGAATTAGTATCTCAAGCTGAAGAGCAAGTAGAGATTGAAGAGGCTGAAGGTGAACCTGTAGACGTTACCGAAAACGAAGATGGATCAGTTGATATTAATTTAGATCCAGCAGCAGCATCACCCGAAGGTGGTGACGAACATTATTCAAACTTAGCAGAATTTTTACCAGATGATATCTTAGGAGATATTGCCTCTGATCTTAATGGTAAATATATGGACTACTCTTCATCAAGAAAAGATTGGGAGAAAGCTTATATTACAGGACTAGATCTTTTAGGATTTAAATACGACAATAGAACAGAACCTTTTCAAGGAGCCTCAGGTGCAACTCACCCCGTTCTTGCAGAAGCAGTTACACAATTTCAAGCGTTAGCTTACAAAGAATTATTACCAGCAGATGGTCCAGTTAGAACTCAGGTTATGGGTTTATCTACTCCAGAAAAAACTCAACAAGCTCAAAGAGTAAAAGATTTCATGAACTATGAAATTATGGAAAAGATGAAAGAGTATGAACCTGAATTTGATTCTATGCTTTTCTATTTACCATTAGCAGGATCTACATTTAAAAAAGTTTATTATGATGAAGTAGAACAACGTGCAGTATCTAAGTTTGTACCGGCAGATGATTTAATGGTTCCTTATAGTGCAACTTCATTAGATGATGCAGAAGCTATTATTCACAAAATAAAAATTTCAGAAAATGATTTAAGAAAACAACAAGTAGCAGGTTTCTATAGAGACATTGATATTTCTACACCTGCGGATACAGAATCAGATGTTACTAAAAAAGAGAGAGAATTAGAAGGTGTTTCAAAAACACAAGAGGAAGATGTTTATACTTTATTAGAATGTCATATTGATTTAGATCTTGAAGGCTTTGAAGATATGGACCAAGAGACTGGTGAGCCCACAGAAATTAAAATTCCATACATTGTTACTCTTGAAGAAGGTTCAAGAGAAATACTTTCTATTAAAAGAAATTATGAACCTGGAGATTTAAAAAAGAAAAAAGT